AGGTATTGGTAACGCTAGTAACTTGTCCGCTTGCATTGGTTACAAATACCGGAACTGCTGATGCAGAGCCATAAGTTCCTGCTGTTCCCACAGGAGTGATGCTAAAAGTATTAGAAGCAAGGGTTAACCCTGTGCCAGCGTAATAAGTATTTATGCCTGAGAACTGAACCCAAGGCATAGCGGTAACGTTAATTGTACCTGTTTGTGATGCAGTGCAAACCCAACCTGTATCTGCTTGACCGCCATTTAATACTACTGTGTAAGCGCCTGGCACTTCTGCCCATACATCCATATCCGTTGCACGAGTCCATGTTCCTGCTGACGCAATATAGATGCCGTTAAACTGGCTAGAAGCCTCGTTTTTTACGAGAACTCGGTCACCTGCTAGGGTAGTGTACCCATCAATGGTTTGAAGCCCTGAAAGCGTTATATTGGCGGTTGTGGCTACCGCACAAGCAGCCTTTGGGCCAAGACCTTGCGCTACTGTATCAACATAGAATTTATTAGCTATGTCTGTAGCGTTTGTAGGACTTGTGCTAATTTGCCCTGTAGTTGCTGAAACGTTGGTAAAAACACCAGTCGATGGCGATGTTGCACCAATAATCGTGCTATTGATGGTGCTATTGGTAATGGTTAACCCTGATTGAATAGGGTTAAGCGTTGCATAGAAAGGCTGACCCTGCCCTATAAATGTCTGAAAGTTTCCATAGACATCAAAATAAGCCTGAACTGGCAGTAGATTTTGGTCTACTGTAGAAGATGGGCCAGCCATATTTTAATAAGCTATTGCGTTAATTAATACTACATCTTCAGCCGACATATTTGCAGCAGCTCCTGTTGTTACAGAATAGCTAGTAAAAGTGATGGTTGTTGACGTGCTACCAGTTAATTGCAAAAACAAAGAATTGCCATTGGTTACATCAGCAGCAAATCCCAACCAACCATTAGGCGCAGTAGGAAGAGTAATTGTTCCGTTAGCTGCGCCACCTGTACCAACTACAACTTTAAATGCAAAGGTGCTAACCGCTGTAACAGTAGGATTTGTGCCAAAACCAGCTGAAACTACAGGCAAAATTGTTGTTGTTGCGAATAAATTGCCGTTTAGGGATAAAGAGCTTGCATTAAAAGGAGCAACCAATTGGTTACCGCCTTGACCAATTAAGTTAGTGCAAACGTTATTTGCATTGTATTGGGCTTGGACAGGTAATAGATTAGTTGTAACTGTTGAAGCTACTTGATTTGAACTCATTATGCAATTCCTTCACCAGGGGTAATTTCAAGGCTAGTAGCAGTACTTGCAATAAACCAAGCATTAGGTGGAATACCGCTAAATACTCCAACTCCATTAGGCTGAATAGTTAGCACGTTAGCTATACCAGCAGCTGTAGGGGTTGTAGCAGTAGGGGTTACTGTAGCATCGCCTGGCTCTTGTGGTGACCAGCCCACTCGAACCAATCCGTTAGTTAAATTGATAATGCGATACCCTGATGGGTACACATTGTTATTCGACTTAACCTGAACAGGAGAAGTGCTTACTAAGTAAGTTGGGCCAAAAGGCGCAAAAGCTGAATCATAAGCCATTTTTTTACTCCTTAAACTGCTGTTGTAGGCAATGGTAAATTTTCTGGTCTAGCAATTTGAAATTCATATACTCCAGCAGCAGGAGTTGCTGGTGCAGCAGAGAAATTACCAAATTGAACTGTCAATACACCAGCAGTTAAACAATCAGACTCAACAATAAAAATACCGCTAGTTTGATTGGCTACATAGCCTTGAGCAACAATAATGTCAGTTGTTTGTAATCCTGGCACATTGAATGTTTGATTAGAAGTTGTAGCATTAGTTACAGAAGTAGGAGTTAATGATGGTGCAATATAGAAAGTGCTAATTGCATTTCCACGAGCTAATGTTGTAGATGGCATGGTTTTTTCCTTTAAATAAGGTAATTCAATTATAGGTTATTCAAGAAAAAAAGCCACACTTTTTGGGCATGGCTTTCTTTCTTTTACTTCATGGATTCTTAATAGAAGCCTGGGCTCAAATCATATCCATAAATATATACGTCAACAGTCGCAGTAGCGAAAGCTGTGGAAATATTTACATATACAGTTTGTGCTGATTGGGCTGTATTAGGGTTAGAAGCTGCAGAAATAGTTACATAAGATGGTGTAGTTTGACCTGTCAAAGCTGCTGCTGTCAAAATACTTGTTGCGCCACCTTTAGCAACTGCTGTGTAAACACCCAAGTTAACAGAAGCTACAGATACTGTTGCTCCGTTGTTATTGGCATTAGCCACAACAACTGAAACAGGAACATAAAGTGCGCTGTTGTTAATTTGGACAGCAAAGTCTGCTGCTGCTGCGGTTGAAACACCTTTCAACACACCCAAAACACGCAATGCCTGTTGGCTATTGAGGTTCGATGGGTGGGTCGAATTTTGGACTGCTGGGCCTGGATTTGCCATGATTTTATTCCTTAAATATGTTTAAAAGGGAAGGGCTTGCGCCCCTCCGTTTATTAAGCTGCTACTCGGCAAGCCAACTCAGGGTACAGAGGAGCCCAGCCATACAGCACGTCAACACGAGTAGGAATCGAATCGTTGTTAATGGTGTATTGACGAACTACACGCATTGACAGACCGATTTCCTTGTCGCTTGCACGACCTGCAAAGTGAACACCCTCTGGCAACTCAAGGTCAGCCATAGCCATTGTGAAAGCATTGCGGTGCATTACGATGTTTTGTGGAGAAACAATACCATTTCCACTTGCATTGTATTGTGATGCAAAGAATGTTACGGCAGCTGTAGAGCTAGTAGAAGGAATGCTTACGTTTTGGAACTGACCGCCTGAAATAACAGCAGGGGAAACAGTTACAGAAACGCTTGAACCGGAAGCAACTGAAACAGCAGACTTCACTACGAATGAACGCAGTTTGTTTGTGCCATAGGCTTGACGATTCTGTGGGTTAACTGCATATACACCAGCAATTTGGAATGTATCACCAGCGTTCAAGTTGATTGTGCCTGTGTTAGCAGCAGTCAAAGTGATTGTGGACTGTGAAGCCCAACCGCTAGTCAAGAAACCAGTTGCTGTAGTTGTGTTAACAGAAGCAGTTACAGTAGCTGTAGAGAAGTTACCAAAAGTTTGTGACACGATGTTTTGGTCAAGTTTCCAGTTCATACCGCCTGAATCACGACCCATCAAGCCCTTCTCGTATTGCATACCAATCTTATCGTTAGGAACGAAAAGACCTTTTAAGCTATCAACGATAGTTGCAGAAGTAAATGGCTCAACGATACAGCTACGACGGCCATCACGTGGTGCGCCTTCAGAGTCAAGATACGCTTGTGCTGACAAGTATGTATAAAGACCTGTTGGAGGAGTACCTGCAGTACCAACGATGTTTGCTGTGTTCAAAGCTGCTGTAGTAGTACCATCAAAGTCGATTTTGTTGGCAATAGCTGCTACTGCTGGCTTGAGGATGCGGTCAGAGAACATATCCAAAGACAAAGCTAAGTCTTGGGTTGTGAACTGAGTATCAACGTGGAACTGGGTTGATAAAGTTACAGGAACTGAAGTCTCGTTCAAATCTTCAACGTTAAGCGCAGGGCCAGTTGTACCAATGAAACGACCAGGACGACGTACGTTAACTGTTGCGCCAATCTTTGCGCCAACAACAGCGAACTGGTCATCATAGTTGCGGTCTACTTCGGATGTGAATGTTAATTCGTTTTCGAGAACCATCAACGCTTCGTTGGTGATTTTCGAGATAGTTAATAAGGTATTTGACACGATATTTCTCCAAAAAAATTAGGTTTATCTAACCTTACCAGCCTGTCTTGCAGCTTTCCATTGTGCATACGTTCCATGGAATTCACCATTGGTGTCAACCAAAACGTCTGCACCTGCTTTGCCGCCAGTTAAAGGCTTAATAGGGTCAGGTGCTTTACTACTTGAAACAGTTTTCTTTTCAGCTTTTGGCTTTTCTTCCTTGGCTTCAAATTGCGCTTCTAACTTACCTAACTGCTTTAGAGCTTTAGCCACTGGCATTTCTGTCAGTTCTTTTGCAAAGTCTTCATT